TGCAACAAAGCAGCACAATTTCTCAATCTATCAACTGAAATGTGAGTATAGACCTGAGTTGAAGCAATGCTTTGATGTCACAGCAATAGTTGAACCTCTCTGAGATCTGCTCCGTTGTTCAATAGAGTTGTTGCGAATGTGTGTCTGAATGAGTGAAGAGTGAGCCTTCTATTGATTCAGAGTTTTCTTTTGTATTCATCAAGCAACACATAGACTCATCATCTTCAGAGTTTTAGTCCTCGAGACTGTCAAGCAGTCACAAGAAACACATAGTCTTTCTCCTCCGTGAATCTTCTCTTTGATTCGTTCTTGATGTATAGATATTTCAACTCAAGAGCAAGCTGTTTGATTTTCGATTCATCATCAAAAAACACAGTTCTCTTTTTATCCATCTTTCATTGAATCTGAAACTGACCATCTTCGAGAATTTGCTCAAAGGTCAGATTCAGAATTTCTGTTTTTCTCAATCCTGTGAAATATGCTATTCTGAACAAAAGCTCATCTCTCACTCTCTTGATAGGATCTCTTGATGTTTTTGTGATATCAAAAAACTGTTCAACTTCATCGTGTGAAAGATATGAAAGCTCTGTCTTTTTGAATCTTGCAACTGGAATGTGATATATTTCAGAATTCATCATCCTTGAGATATAGCATCGCTTGAAAAATTTCTGAAGGCAATGCTGATGAGCGACTTGTGTATTGTGTGAAAGATGTATCTTTTTTCAGTATCAACGACCTCGTGTGAATTCAGCAGTCTCTAAAAACTCACAATATTCAATGAGATCATCAAGTCAGATTTCATCAAGGTCAGGAATCTCTGATCTTTCAGCAAAAAGAAACTGCACAAAGCGAGTCAATGCTCATCTATGAAGTTTCAAGGTGTTTGTAGAAATTTTTTCGACAAACTTTCTATATTTGAGATATTTCTCTATTGCAAAATCAATTTTCATTTTATTCAAAAAGTAAAAAAATAAAATATTCCTCTACTCTTTGAATCCATCTCCTGTCTTTTATAACTATTGACAAATAAAATAAAATAGTAAAAATATATTTTTTGCAAACTTTCAGCTATCACTGAATTATAGAAATTCACTTGATTTTTTGATAATTTTCATTATATTTTCGGTGTAGATGGAAAAAGACTAGAGACTCATCATTTATATGATGAGCATTTTCAGTTATGAAGAAAAACTTTGTATCAGTCAAGCAAATTGAACAAGTATTTGAAGCTCGTAGAATCAGAAATGAACAAACAAAGCTCAACTACTACAAAGCATTGACAACGAAATATATCAATAAGGTTGATCCTGAAACCTGACTACTCGATAAATATGTGAGAAAATATGAAAGATACAAAATCGCAAATGCTAACAAATGCGAAAAAGAGAAAAGGTCAGCAATTGCTGAATTTGAAAGACAAATCAAAAAAGGAATTGCTGCAAATAGAAAATGATCTCGTTCAATTTCTATTCCTCACAACAAGAAAACAAAGACAATTTGAAAGTCTCTTGCAAAAGAAGAATTTCAGCTATATTGCAAAATCTCTCGTGCAGATCAGAATTGAATCGTTAAAGAAATTACAACAGGAAAAAAGGTTCACTGGAGAGAGACTCAATGATGACATTTTGTCTCAGCTTCTATCAATGCAACTTGTTTCAATGAAAACAATGTGCGACCTCAATTCCCTCGAAGCAATGAAGCAATGTCTCACGGAGACAAGAGAGCTATAGAAATCAAGGAGCAATACAGAAAGAATCTCATCAAGAAGATTTGAGCTGATGCTGTTGCTGAGTTGGAATATATTGAGAAATATTGAAAGAATCAGACTTTGATTTCAAAATTTTGAAGTTCTTTCTTCAAAGAGATTTATGAGAAATACAAGAGACTCAACGATCAACTCTTTGAGCTACATCCTAATCGAGACAGAAAAGCAGAAAAGGATCAATCACGGAATGAATGGAAGGAAAATCATTCATAGTTTTATCTACAAACAAAAAATCCAAAGATGCAACGACATCGAAAAAGACAGAAGCAATTCAAAATCAGATTTTTTGAAAACTTCTTCTATCTCTTCCCTCTCTTCTATGTAGAGAAACGACACTGAATCAGAGAATACAAAATCTGATGGTTATTCTTTGAGCGAAAGATTGTCATCTACAAGAAAGAGAGGATGTAGTGAGACAAGAGACTCTTTATAGTCTAATTCAACAAAAATGGCAAAGCAAAAATACAATCGACCAGAGTTGAAAAGGAAACGGCTTGAAAGCGAATACATTGAACTTTCAGAGCGAATCAAGGCTGAATTCGGAAAATGAAACGGAACTATCAATGAACACACAGCAGGTCGGAGAGAAATGAAAGATCGCTACAAGGAGGAGCTTGAAAGAAAGGCTCTTGAGAGAACAGAGAGAGAAAAAATCAAATCTTTGATGATTCCAAAATCTCAATATTATGAGATGAAAAAAGAACTCATTGAATGAATGATTGAAGCTATTCATCAAGAGATGGATTTGATCAGAGAATGAAAATGAGATATCTACAAACTCAGAGAACTCTTGAAAATGGTCAAAGCTGAACTCCTAGAGCCTTCAAATATCACTCAAACAAACAGCACGATCAAGAACGAAGAACTTCCTCTCTCCGATGAGGATCAAGAGCTTTTATCTTCTCTAATCCCTCACGAAGATGACTGAGAAGATGATGATTGATAGATGACTCATTCTTGCGAAGATGCAAGATAGGAGATTCAGAAGAGCATTCTTTGAAAATCACTTCTTTGAATTCTGCAACTATTATTTCAGAGAATACTATTCTTTCGACACTCCGAAATGTTTGAGAATGATATACAAAGCTCTCTATCAATGAAAGAATGTATTCATCAAGTGATTCAGATGATCAGCAAAGACAACAATCGCTCAAATGTTTGTTTCTTACTGCATCGCATACAAGAAAAAAAGAAATATTATGCGATACAGTCAAACGATAGATAATGCAACAGAGAATCTGACATATATTGCGAACTCATTCATAGGAGACACAGAATGATGAGCGAGATTCGTGAATGATTTCTGAAACATATACTATCCTGAATATTCATCGAGATGAACATCAAAGAAAATCAAAAGGATTGATAAATTTGTGACAGAGAATGAATGCTATATCAGAGCAATGTCTCTTTGAACATCTCCGAGATGAAAAAACTATACAGCAAGCGATGGAAAATTCAGACCTGATTTGTTGATATTCGATGATGTAGATACAATTCAATCCTGCAGTTCAAGGAAAAAAATTGAGAGATGATTTGAATTCTTATTGAATGAAGTTCTCTGATGAACTACAGGAGCGACACAGATGATATTTCTTTGAAATGTGATCTATGAAGATTGAATTGTCCCTAGATTCGAACAGCATATCAAGAACGACAAGCAGCGAGTCATCATCAATCTTCCGATATATGATGAAAACAATCAGATTGTTCGAGACAGATTTGTTGAGACTGATGCTGAAGCTGAAGAGTTGAATGTTTGAATCAAAGACTCGAATAGAAAATACACATCACTTGAAACAGAAAGGAGAAGGCTCTGAAGTATATCATTCTGACAAAACTACTTGCTGATTCCTTACATACAAGGACAGCATATCATCAAGAGGTCGATGATTCAGTATGATATGAGATGTCTTGAATATACAGACTATTCAAAGATTCAAATCTGAGTTGATCCTGCATCGAGTGAAAAACAATGATCAGACTTGTTTGCGATGTGTGTTGCTTGATACAGGAACGAGAGGCGACATATACTTGAAACAGTCTGACTGAAGGAAGAAGAGAAAGACCTCAAAAATGCGATGGAAGTTTTGAAAGCTTTGTATGTGAAACGGAATGCGACAAGAGTGATAGTTGAAACAGTTGCATTTCAGCTCATTATGAAAAAATACATCGCAAGATATTGAATGGCTGTGAAGCCTTACAAAACAATCAAAGACAAAGTGACAAGAGTCCTTGAGAGACAGATGGATTTCGAAGATCACAAGATTGTCTTTTGACCAGGAAACGAGGAAGCAATCAATCAATGTCTCGAATTTCCGAACGGAGAACACGATGACTTTGTTGATGCGATATTGCTTGCAACAAGCGATGTCTGAACAGGCTTTTTTATCTCCTCAATCTAACAAAATGAAAAAATTCTTATATCATACAAAAGTCTGATATGAAGTGAGTGAGGCTGTGGAGCTGTTGGCTGTAGAAAGAAAAATCCTCGAATTTCTTCACAAAGACTCTGTGTCACATATGGATGAAGTGAAACCTATCACACAACAAAATCTGTTTAGTTTTCGAAAACGAGTTCAGGACAGAAAAGATAGTCTGACAGATGTCAAGCGAGCAGAAGATGAAAAAAAATAGTTTTATCTCCTTACAAACAAAAACAATGTCATTCTTAGACAATATATTCAGTAGAAAAGCAAAAGCTTCTCATCTTACTGAAGAAGAAATTGAATCAATGATTGAATCAAAAGAATTCATCAAACTTTGAGTCAAAACTACTGTGTGTCTCGTGACACTCAAAAACGGATTCGAGATTGTGACATATTCAAGCTGCATAGTTCCTGAAAATTACAATCAAGAAATCTGAGAGCATCTATCCTATAAGAAAGCAATTGACAGAATCAGAGAGCTTGAAGGATACAATGCACACTATATTCATTAAGTTTTTTATTTCTTATATAAAAAAACAATGTGAGCAAAAACTTACGAAAAAGTCTCAGAGACTGTTTTCAAATGGTCAGAAGAGAGACATCTTGAAGGAGAGATTGATGCTATCAAATATCTCCAACATCTAGCTGATCAAATCACTTCAATGAGAAAGTTGATTGCACAAGCAAACAATTTGCAAGACACTTTCGTGAAGGTCGTTGACTACTACAACGAATCAGTAGATGTCTTGAAAGAAGCAAAAGAAAAGCTTCATCTTGCTGTGACTGTTCCTGAGAAAGTTGTTCTTCCTAGTTGTTTCTCTATCATTGAAGCTGATGCTGAAAAACTCCCTAAAATCAGCATTGCAAGAGATGATGAAGATGCAAAAAAAGAAGAAGAGAAATCAGAATAGTCTATTGCAATTCAGAGACACTTGTATAGAATACAGGTGTCTTTTTTATATGGTCAACACACAACACAATGAAACAATTTTTTTGAAAGATTTCAGATTTTCGAAATCGTAGTCGATGGAGCAAATGTTTGATATTGTTGCTCATCATATGAATATGCTCTACAGTCTGTCACTACAGCAAAAAGACAGAAGCATCTATTTGAGCTTTGTTTTTCTTTGTTTGATTGATTTGATGAATCCGAAGTTTCATCAAAATACTCTCAGTGATAGCAAAAGCTTCTCAGAAAGAAAAGAAAGAAATGAGTGATTCAAAATATCAAGAAACAGCAGATGCTATCACTCAGACTTTGAAGGATTGAACACATCCTGAATTGAATGTGAACTTTGTATTGAATAAATGAGAAAAGGCTCTGATTTGTTTTCCTGTGTGAATATATAAGGAGAAAACATCTACAAAGAGGATAAACTACTGAGGACTCAGATATAGAGTGAAAATAGCGAAGTGATTATCTTACAATGTTTGATCTATCTCTCCTGACATACAGAAAACAGTGACAAGATATCTTGATGATGAGTGAAAGCTATATGTCACAACAAAGAGAATCATCTATATATCAGACAAAAAAACTGAGAGCATCAATCTTGATAAGATTCTCAACTATGAGATGATGAAAGACTGAGTCAAAATATATAGGAATACTTGAACGACTAGAGAATATTGATTTTTGTGAGATTGAAGATTGTTTGCTGTATATATGCAAAACCTACTCCAAAACTAGACAAACTCTTGAAACAAACAAAAACAGACAAAAAAAAGTCTGTTTTTTTACAACTTGAACTTTGAGAAATCGACATCCGTGATTATAATGCAAAAAATAATGAATTTATATTCACGAGATCTCAATGTGATTATTAGACAAAATCAAAAATCAATTCACAAGGTCAGCATTGTGAAATCATATCAACTTTACTAGAAAAAATTTCATCTGATCAACGAGAGATGTTCCTTTTTTCGAAACAAAAGATTTTGTCGTTTCAAAAGAAAATTTTCTCCAACTTTACGAAACAAATGCTGATATTTCGTGAGCTGTGAAGAAAATAGCAAACAATGTTTCAAAATTTTGATTGTATCTTGAAGATTCAGAATGAAATCAGCTCAAGGATAAAGTGAGAGACTTTGAAGCTCTTGAATTGTTCAAAGTTCCTACTTTTCAAGACTTCAAAAGAGATTTGTTCAGAAATTATCTCATCACTGGAGAATTGTATATTGTTCCTATGTTCAATCTCTATGAAGAAGTCGCTTGATTTCAAATCCTTGATTCTAGGATGATGACAAAATTCTATGATCAGAATTGAAACATCATCAAATTTGTTCAATCAAATTTCATCTCCTGACAGATTATAGAATATGCTCCTCGACAGATTGCATATTTCAAATATGATGTCTCAATGCACAATGAAAATGATTGAAGAAGTATCTTGACAGGATTGATGTATGATGTTCTGAATGATTTGAGTGCAGTTCGCTCAAACTACTACTACTATCAAAATTCAGCTGTTCCTTCAGCAATACTTGTTCTCAATGAATCAATGACTGATGAAGAGATGCAAAATGCAAAGGATCAGTTCGATGCTCAATATAAATGACTAGAGAATTCTCACAAGATGCTCATAGGAGCAGGAATATCTGATATCAAGACTCTCTCTTTCTCTCCTCGTGATATGGAAACAGTTGCACAGAGGAAAATCACAACAGAGAAAGTCGCTTCAGCTTTCTGAGTTCCAAAATCTATCTTGTGATATTCTGATGATGTGAACTACAACAACGGAGACAATAATTCGAAAGAATTCTACAAGTGAACTATATTCCCTATGGAAACAGCTTTCGAACATATATTGAATAGATTGATTGAAATGTTCATCCCTGCGATGAGTGAAAAATATATCATCAAATGCGATGGAGAAACAATTCCATTCAGTGAAGAATATCTTGAATCTCAGAGAAAAGATATTGCAGCTTGACTCAGAACAATCAATGAAATCAGAATTGATAGATGACTCGAAGCTCTTCCTGATGAGAATGCAGACAAACTATTGATATCAAAGAATATGGAGCTTTTAGAAGATGCGAGTCTTGATGCTGTTTTATCTCCTGATGAGATATAAAAATGACAGTGTCAGCAGATTATAGAAGAATACTGAGAAAAGAGGTCAAAGCTTACACGATATGTCAAAAAAGCTTTGCTAAACAAGAAAAGTTTTTGATGGAGAATCTCGAGGAGTTATACACGAAATTCCCCCTCAATATATCAATCGCCTACAACTACTTGACTCAAACTCCTACAATCTATCCAAAAAAAGACTGGAAGGATGAAATATCTGATGAGCCTCTAGGATGATTTCGGAGAGAGATGTGAATAGATGAGATGATTGAACAGCTTCAAGTCCCTATATGAAAAGGAACTGAAAGAGGCTACAAAACAGCTCGAAGGAAATTCAGAAGAATTCTCGAGGAAAATGCTTTCATATATAGTCAGGATATAATATCAAACTATGTGAAAGATCGATGAATGTTGCATCTCTCAAACTATCGCTGAGTGATATCTCACACAACAAAGTTTGATGTGATCAATGTCCTCAAACAGTGACTTGATAACAATCGAACATATAATCAAGTCAGAGATGAGATTGTGAAAGTGAATGAGAAACTATTCTGAAAAGCAAGAGCGAGAACGATTGCAGTGACTGAAATGTGAAAGGCTTATGAATACGGAAATGTTCAGCCTATGAGACAGCTTCAATCAGTGTGAATCGATATAGTGAAAAAGCGACAGACTTGCGATGATGCTAAAGTGAGACCTGAACATATGGATTGCGAGAAACTTGATCGAGTCCCTTTAGATTTCGTGTATCCTCTAGGTGTTGAATATCCTCCAGGATGAGTCAATTGCAGATGCACGATCCTATATAGAGTCAATGAGTAATTTTATCACATAAATGTCAGCAATGAAAAAAGAAATCAAACTCGTGAAAGAAAAAAACTTCTTTCAAGTCCTTTGGGACAAAAAGTCAGTCACTGAATTCGATGATGACTGAGTCAAAGGAATCGAGATTCAAGGATATGCTTCAACAAAAGACAAAGATAGATGACACGATATCGTTGAGCCTGAAGCATTCAAGAAAGCTCTCGATTTGTATATGACAAATCCTGTTGTTTTACTTCAGCACAATATGGACAAGCCTATCTGAGTTGTGACTGAAGCAACTATCGACAATCAAGGTTTGTTCATAAAAGCAAGAATCACTCAAGACATTGACTGAGTGATTTCAGCTATCAAAAACGGTGTTCTCAGAGCATTCTCTATCTGATTCAGAATCAAAGAGAATTCTTTCGAAGAATATGAGAATGACAACGGAGATCGAGACTACACAAACACAATCAAGGATCTCGAACTCTTTGAAATCAGTGTCGTTTCTGTTCCTATGAATGCTTATGCTTTGATGAAATCAATGCAAGACTGCTTTGAGATCAAAGAAGTAGAATCAGAGGAAACACATCAAGATGAAGATGTCCCTCTTGATATAGCTGCAGAAGTTCCTTCTGAGAAAGAAGAAACAGCTGAGGAAATCCCAAACGAAGAAGCTGAAACTCAAGAGACATCCGAAGAAGAAAATTCTAGTGAATCAGAAGAGACTGAAACAGAAGAAAAATCTGAAGAAGTTGAAACTGAGGAAGTAGAAGAAGAGGAAAAGTCTATTGAGTGAGAAGAAACAGCAGTTGAGACTGTTGCAGAAAATGAATCTGAAGCAACAGAAGAAACTACTGAGGAAAATACTCAAGCAGAAGAAACTGAAAGCGAATCTGTTGAAGAAGAAACAGAAACAAAGTCAGTTGAAACTGAAACTGTTGAAGAAACAGAAAATCAAGCAGATGAAAATTCTGAAATAGAAGAGGCTCAAGAAGAGTCAGACCATTCTGAAAATGATTCTGAAACTGAATCAAACAGCTGAGAAGTTGTTGAAGAGGCTGCAAAAAGCTTGAAGGATCTTCAAACAAAGTCAGTTGAAAAATTTATCTCTCAGGAGATGAAATCAATTGAGAAAAAGTTCGATGATTTAATTGCTGAAAAAGATGCAAAAATCAAAGAGCTTGAGTGAAAACTCGAAAAAACACTCGACTTGTTATGAAACACAATCGAAGTTCTCTGACAAGTTGACAAAGCTGTATCAAATACAGTTGTGAAGACTTGATATACATATCAAGCTCCTCAAACGAAGAGAGTCACAAGCAGATATTCAAAGCTTGTTGATAAACTTCAAAATATTTAATTCCTCCCTTTTTATTCTCTTACTTATTCAAAAAAATGAATATTAAAGACTTAATGATGAAAGCAAAAGATATCGCTTGAATATCTTACGATGCTAAAGACTTCGAAGCTATAGAGACAAAAGCAAACGAAGTTATGAACTCAGGAGCTACAGCTTTCTGAAAAGAATTGATCCCTACAAATGTTTTGATGGATCCTATGCTTGACTTAGTTCCTACTTATTCAAAATTGCTTCCTTTACTTCCTGGAAATCACGGAAACAATATGCCTATCAGTGCAAAAGTTCCTGTAATCTGAGAAGCTGATTTGTTCACAGGAAATAGTGAATGGTCAACTGGAGCAGGTTCTTTCATAACTCCTGCAAACAATTGACCTCACACTTGAGAAGTGACTATCACTCAAGGACAATTCATTTTGACTGTTTCTTTATCAAAGAGAGAGTTGAACTACTGACCTGAACAACTTGAATCTATAATCAGAGAAAGAATCAATAGAGCTGCTGCAAGAACTATTGATGCAGTTATCATCAATGCTGATGATACAGCTTCAGGATCTGGAAATGTAAACGGAACATATTCAGGAAGTCCTTACTTCACACAGCAAGACAACGGTATCAGAATGGTCGGAATTGCAAACACTGGAGTTTCAATCGGAACATTCGATGCTCAATCATATCTTGATGTTGTTGAAGTTCTTGATCCTGGATATCAAGCAGACTTGAACAACTTATTGATCATAGAGCCTTCAAACATCTACTTAGATTCACTTGCTTTCGATGAAGTAGTGACTCTTGACAAGATGTGACCTCAAGCAACTATATTGAGCTGAATCCTTTCAAAAGTTTGGGGAATCGACAAGCTAGTTGCAAGAGACTTCCCTGCAAAGACAAACACTTCAGGACTTGTTGATGCAACTTCAGGAAATAACACAAAATGATCTTTTGCTGTTATCTACAAGCCTGCTGTTCAATACGGATTCGGACAGCCTCTTGAAATAGATGCTTTCAAAGTTCCTGGAAAATGAGTTGACTTAGTTGCTACAATGGAATTCGGATTTGCTATCGCAAACGGAGTTGCAGGACTAGGAAAGACTGTTTGATTATGAATCAATGTGACATTATAGTCTCAAATAACTTCATAGAATGAAGAGAGAAGGTTGTCGGTTATAACGATGAACCTTCTCTCCTATGGAGATTTATTCAATAAGAAGCTGCTCAAATGAAAAAAATATTGAAAACTGTGAAGAATGTATCTTGAGAAACAATGTATGTCAGAAACTCTGACTGAGTGAAAGCAAATGTTTCAAACAACTGAACTTTCGTGACATACAAGCGAAAAAGTTTGCTCAGATTATATTCAAATTATTTCACAATTGTCAGCGATGAAGATCCTACAACTCCTGTATATAAAATCACAGCTGTTTCAGAATCACAAGTCAGCATAGTAGATAAAAAATGAGCTGAAGTCATCTCAATGAAAGTTGAGACTGATGACAAAGATGTTTCAACATTCTATCTTTGAATAGGATGAACTCGAAAAGCTGATGATGATGCTGATACAATTGCTCTTGTAGAAGAGATGATCACTTCAGTAGTTGCTTGAGACAACATTGTGAAAAAAGCTGATGCTGATACTTTAGTCGCAGAGTATCAATCTTTAGATTAGTAAAACATTGAGAAAATGGCTAAAAAATCAGAAAAATCACTATTGCAAGCCTTCTTGAAGAAATTGCAAAAAGTGAAAAGAAAATAGATATTTATCAAAATAATATATTGAGATGTATTCAAATTTGACACTATTCAAACAATATCTCTGAATCAGTTGAAACGATCAAGATTCTCTTTTGACTTCTTTTTTGAATGCTGCAGAAAATCAAATCAATCAGCTTTGTTGAGTTGATAGTTTTGATTTGTGAACATACACTCAAAATATAGATGCAAGAGCTATCATACAGACATCGAGATGATTTGAGATATATCTCAAGAATAAACCTGTGAAGAGTATCGACAAAATCAATTGAGATTCAGAAACAGGAACAAAATGAACAGACTATTTTGTGATCTATGATAGAAGAGTGATATTCAAAAATATTTCAGTCAATGACTTCTGATTTGCTGAGATTGAATATACTGCTTGATATGATAGAGCAAGAGCTGTTGATTGACAACAAAATCCTGTTGATGACATTCCTGATGATCTCAAGCTGATGGAAATGATGCTCGCAAGCTGAATGTATCAAAAGCACGGAAACGAATGAGTTCAATCCTACAAGCTAGGAGATGAACAAATCACATTCTGAAGTGTGAACGGAGCAAGCTCTGATGATATCTTCTTCAGCTTCAAGACTCTATTGAATAAGTATAGAAATTTTAATCTTCCAGTCTAAAAAAATGAGCATACTATACAACAAAACAGCAACTCTTTCAAGAAGTGAAAGAAATTCAAATATGGTCACTGCTCGAGTTCAGAAATCAACTTTTCCTTGTTGTGTTCAGCCTGTCTCTGACAAGGATTGAATCACTTGAGGTTCAATGCTCACAACAAAGAAACTATATACAGACTATTCGGACATCAAGCCTTGAGACAAGCTCTCTATAGACTCTGTGATCTATATAGTCGATTCAGTTCAAGACTGGGACTGATTGAGAAGAAAATACAAGAAAGTTTTTATCAATGAAAGTAAAGGATCATAAAAATGAGCGATGATACAGCAAAAGTGATGAAATTGAATGCAAATGTTTGAAAGTCAGTTCAAGTGATGCTGATGAAGATTGCAACTACAATTTCAAACACTGCAAAAGTCGCAGCTCCTTATCTTTCAGGAACTTTGAGGAGAAGTATCTCAATCAAAACAAATAGACTCGCTCAAGGGACTGTCGTTGTAGGTTCTCCTGTTGCTTATGCTAGAAGGAGAGAATTTGAAAACAATGCACATCCTGAAAGAAAATACTATCTGAGAAAATGATATGAACTGAATAGATCATATATCAGAGAAATTGTGAAACAGACTTTTGACACAGTTCTCAACTCAGATTCAACTTGATTTACTACTTCACGATAAAATAGAAGATGACTGAAATTCAAACATTCTGATTCAAAGAGATATGAGACACAATCTATTCAAAGATGTGTGAGATTTTGGATACAGACAAGAGAGTTTGAGCCGTATTCAATAGAGACATAAAGATAGAAAGTGGAGTGAATCTTCCTGCAATCATTATCACTCCTTGAAGTTGAAACATTGACTATCTTGATTCTTGTTCATATAGGAGCAGAGCAAACTATGTTGTCAGACTTCTTGATTCAATTCAAGACAATTATTCAGAAGTTGAGGACAATTTCAGAATTGTTGCTGATATGATGACATCGAGATTGAAAGAGATAGGGAAGATTTCACGGAATAATAATGATTGACAATGAAACACTATCAGTTGTCGTTTCAATTATGATCGATGATTCACGGATACACAAGAGCCTTTGAGAGTATTCGAAATCACTTGTGAATTCGAAATCGTTGAAAAATAATCCTTTTATATATCAACAATATGAAAGATGCCTAGAAAATGCAAAGACTGTCCTGAAAAGGAAACAGCAAACATCGATCTTGAGAATGTTGAAACTCAGGAAGAGAAGAGATTCTCATTTCCTAGATACTGAATCTCAGTGATCGCAAAGAATCTTGAGGAAGCTCAAGAAAAAGTGAAAGCAATAGTCAACAAAGACTATGAAAAAAAATCTATTTAATTCTTTAATCAATAGAAAAAAATGACTGAAGCATTTATCGGAAGATTGTCAGCTATCTGACTATGAAAGGAAACAACAAAGGGGACAAAAGTTTCTCCTCAAGTTTGGATTCCTAAAACAACAGGAGTGTTGAAGCCTTCTTTTGAAGTTGCAACAGATGACTCAGGATATTGAGTGATTGATGAAACTTTTGACACAATCACAACGAAAAACTTTTCAGATTTATCTCTTGAATGAATAGTGAGAGATGATTCAATCTGATATCTTTTCTTGTGAGCTTTGTGAACATACACAAAATTGAAAGTGTTCAAAGGAACTGTGACAGGATGAACTCCTGCAAGATGAGACTCTGTGACAGGTGGAGTATTGAAGAAAATCGTGACTGTTTGAAGTGACACATACTACTGTTTCAGCTGAACTGTTTCAGCTTGAACTATAACAAACTGAACACGGTCTTTGACTGCAACTGAAGTCTCAAGTGTCAATGCTCATTTCTTTGAAAGAGCAAACACAAATGTTCCTGTGACATTCACTCTATACGGAGATGATCCTGTTGCTTCAAGCTATGCGACATATTGTGTAATCAACAGCCTAGAAATATCTTGTGAAGTTGCTGACTTCGTAAAATTCAAAGCTGAATTCCAATGAAAGCAAATGCAAGCAATAGAAAGCTGATCAGAGCCTACTCCTGCATATAGCGATGAACCTGCATTCACTGCAGCAATGGCTTGAGTAAGATTTGCAAACAATGAAGCTTGACTCAATGCAGCAACTGAAATTTGTATGCAAAACTTCAGAATTGCAATCAACAACAATGTGACTGATATGCAATGTTTCTGAGACACTGATGTTTCTGCTTTCTACAAGCAACAATTCGGAATCGAAGGAGACTTTGAGGCTGTATATAATGACACAGACTTGAGAGACTATGTCATCAATTCAAGCAAAAAAGCTTTGAGATTCTATGCTGAAAATAACAGCAACGGATATTCAGCAATGTTCATCGATGTGATGAAATGTGGATTGAACGAATGGACTCCAACTGATAACAACAACGAAATCACAAAACAAACAATGTGATTCACTGGACAATTCGACAATGCAACTTGAACATCTATCGAAATATTGCTTTTCAATAGCAATTCTACTGGATACTAGGAGTATCTCGGGACTTTGTGGCTTTTTCTCTTGTTTCCCTGCAAAGTCCCGTATTTACGGAAACGAGAAAGATTTTATTCTGTAAAAATAGGAAACAATGGAAAACTTAACAATCAAAATCAATGGAGTTGATAGAGAAGTCAGCTTCAAGGAGGTCTATACAAGAAAGATTGATAGACAATTCAACGAAATTCTATTCAAAAATGTGAATGTTTCTTTGCTTGAAAATTGAACGAAAGATTTGACTTTGAATCCTTTCGACATTCAGCTTGCTCAAGACTATTTGATTTCAGCATTGACTGATCTCAAACCTGAAGAAGTGGATGAATTATCAATTGAGGACTATCAAACA